ATTCTGCAACAGGGTCTGTTTCTGGGACTCTGTAAGCGTCGCCAGTTCGCCCTGGCTCACCTGGTATTTCAGTTTTGCCAGTTCGGTATTTTGACCAGCCAGAGCAATCTGCTCTTTCTGCTGCTTGATCAGCTTGTCATAAGTATCAACTGTTTTTTCAGCTTCCGATTTGCCGCCTTTATTACGGCTGGAGTCACGAATTGCTTGTAATTGCCTGGCCGACTCAACCTCCATGCTGACATATTTCTCACGCCAACCAGCTGGAAGATTCAGATCAGATGCATCGAATTCCGCCTGCTTTCGAGCCTTATCCAATCCCTGAAGGCCAGATAGCTCAAGCTGTCGCTGTGCTTTCTCAATAGCTTGTTGTTGCTTTGAATCAAGCGCTGGAAGGACTGGACCTGCATATTTTGGCGGTGATACTGGTGTAAACTGTTTGGTTACTTTGTTCAGACGATCATACATTTCCGTCAGAGAGCCAACCGCCCCGACCATTTCAACGGTTTTATTTATAGCTTCTCCCTGAAGCTTATTTTGATTTGATATTGTCTGATTTAACCTTGAAGTGGTTTCTGCTATATCCCTGGAAATTTTATCGTATTCGCGCTGGTATTTTATCGCATTAATGACATAACCATTATTAGTGTCATTCTCTACGCCGAACTGCTTGGCTAGATCCGTATATTGCTTAATTGACGCACTTGCACTGTCTTGCTGATCTCTTAAATCATTTAATTTCCGTTTTAAAGCATCAATTGAGTCTCCGGCATCAGCGATAGCACCATTAATTTGTGCCGGACTCATCTGTTTCGACTTTTCTACTACTTCGTCCAAAGTTGATGCGTACTGAATAGCAGATTCGCGCGCTTGCTCCTGTTTTTGATACATGGCGTACCAGGCACCCGCACCAAGCATCAGAATTCCAGGAATACCACCCACAAGGGATAGCAGCCCAGATGCACCGGCTTTAACCAAATTCATAGCCGATGTCATTTTGTTGAGCGCTTCCTGAGAAGTTGCTACAGCACGGTTTGACTGCACCAACGCGGCATTCGCTGCAATCATCGCTTGGCGCTTCGCAATAGCATTTTGCGTTGCCAGCGCTTCAGCATTGGTATTTTTGGCCAGAGCCAGTTCTGACTGGGCGAGTTGATAGGCACGCTCAGCGGCAAGAGCATCAGCAGCCGCTTTTCTTTGCGACTGGGTGGCTGATTCTGCGCGAGCAGCTGCCAGGGCAATTTCATTTTTACGAGCGTCAATCAGGTTAGCTGTTTCGCTGCCGAGATCGCTCAACTTACCGCCCAAATACCGGGCACCACCGATAGAAGCTAAAACACCCGCTGCAGCCGCAACTGTATCAATATTGTCAGCCACTCCATTCATCACGCTGACCAGAGTAGCTGTCGCTCCGGTGGCTTCATTTGCTCCGCCAACCCAGGCCATAAAGGCATTTTCAATTTTTGTCGTTGCGGCTGAAACGGTCTGCGGCATTGCCTCGAATTCACCACGCATTGTGCCAAGCTGGCTGATCAGTGCCGGGACAACTTTATCAGCAGTTAGCAGACCTTGATCGGCCATTGCCTTCATATCTTTACGAGCTACGCCCATCCCTGCGGCAAGAGCACGGATAACCCGATCTCCGTTTTCGTTAACAGAATTGAACTCCTCGCCGCGCAGCACGCCCTGTGCTAACGCCTGACTAAACTGGGTGATTACAGAGCTTGCTTCTGCCGTGCTGGCCCCGGAAAGCTTCAGCCCAGTAGAAATGGCTTCGGTAACGTCCAGCACTTGCTGTGAGCTGTAACCATATTCACGCATTGATGCAGCGGAACGCGCAAACAGGCTCGCATTATCAGAGAAGGCGGTGCCGGTTCGTTGACTGATATCCATCAGCGCACGCTGAGATTCCGTAAAATCATCAGATGACTGAGAAGCCTGCTTAAGACGGGCGTTAACAGAACTCCATTCATCAGCCAGTGAGATCAGATGACCAGTGGCAAATGCTCCTGCGAATGCACCTGCCATCCCTAAAGCCGACGATTTCGCAGTATTTATCTGATTAGTTACCTCCGCCAGCGCACGCTGAGTCTCACGCGACGCAGCCGCCGCCTGACGCCCTCCAGTCTGCATTACCCGATAATAATCATTACCCATACGTGAAGCTCGGGAAATTTCTGACTGAAAAGACTGTGAATTTGCGGAAATTTTAATGATGAGTTCGCGGAGTGTTGCCATTCTTCGCCTCTAAAAAATTAAACCCCGCTGGGCGGGGTTTTTATAAAGTTAACTAACTTATATTCAAAGAGCGGCTTTATCTTTCTCTTCTGAAATAGACTCTATTTCTTTTTGTGCCTTATTAAATTCTTTTGATTCATATATAATCCTTAATTCTCCCTCTCCTCTTCGATAACCTTTAAGCATCATATATAAACCACCATCGTTACTTGGCGAAAAGAAAGATGAATAACCACCACATCCCTCATAAGCCAGGCACTCATAAAACTCACTTTTATTTTTATAAACCAGTCGACCAGAGTATTCATAACTTTCTGGCTTACCATATTTATCACTTAGTATCTTTTTGTATCTTTTATATGATTCGATACCTTCATGACCGAATGCGTCGTTATGAATGACTTTTATTAAAATGACTCGTACAAGTCCGTAATTTTTATCAACTGTTCCGTATATCTCACTAATGCTATCAGGAAGAATAGGTGGTTTTTTGATTTCGTAAAGCTCTAATGGACTATCTACATCAACCTTTACTGCTTGATATTTTTGTATTAGCGACTTTCCTTTTTCCCCCCATTGCAATCCTGCCGGAGCGTCAAAATTGCCATTAGCCCATGTGCTCCCTCCCACTAAAAGAAGCATAATATAGATTATATATTTCATATCCCTTCCTCACTTGGTTATTTTCCCAGAATGGTATCAGGGATAAACGAAACAACAAAACTCGTAATTAAGAAGCTTGCGTCGCAGCTGTAAGCGCCGCCTCAAGCCCGGCAAACGGGTCTGCACCTTCTTCATCAGGATCACGCTGCCAGCGCAGCAGCATGTCGCTCATCGTGGCTTTTGCACCTTGGGAATTGAACACAGCCGTTGCAATCTGCGCCGCCTGAATATCTCCCCGGATATCACCTATTGGGCTGTGTTTATCAAATTCAGCCCAGAGCCTGAGTTCACTGGCAGACATAGTATCCCGAAGCTCTGATAGCGTGCGCCCCATGCGGAGCGCAAGCGACATTAGAAACCGCATACCGGGCTGTGCTACTTTCCCTCAGCCTCCTTCGGATCAGTGGTCAGGTTAAGAGCCTGACGCAGCAGCCGCGCATGAACAGGGCCATATACCGCTTCAACATCGGCAAAATCATCTTTGCCGAACACCGGTTCACCCTGTTCGTCAAACAACACGTCAATAAACAATGTGACATCAGCGCGGAGATTTCGGTGCGCACGTTCTGACACGGACAGATCACCATCAGTATCACCAGGTTTAATCACGTCCTGCCAGTGCAACCATGCTTCTGCTGATGGTTCCCGAAGGACAACCTTCACACCATCCCATTCCGGAACAGTAATTTCAGTATGACGAAATGCTGACGCTCTGGACAGTGCCAGTTCTTTAAGACTCTTAGCCATTTTTTATCCCTGATTAAAGAAGATGAGTTATGCCACCGTTACTGTGCAGGTTGATGAGGTAACTTTTCCGGCAGGCGTGGAGGCGTCAGTAACCTCACAAACATAATCACCGGCATCACCTGNGGCAGTGTTTGNCTTGTTGAACGTTGCAGTCGTCTGCCCACTAACTGCGCTACCGCCCTTCTTCCATACGTAGGAATAAGGTGTGGTTCCTCCCGCTGCCACTACCGTCAGTGATAAAGCTGATCCAGATGTTACGGATTTGGTATCAGGCAGATCGGTGGTAAGGCGCAGCGCGTTATCAATTTTCGTTGGCTTACCTTTCAGACGTAGCGAGAACGTTGCAGNCACTACGCTGTTTGTCCCTGAAGACCAGGTGTGCTGGCGAACTTCAGCCAGGAACTGGAAGCCGATCCCGGAAGGGAAAATGATTTTGAAGCCATAGGAGGTGTCATTGTCATATGCTTCACGCAGGGCATCCTGTGCAGGGTTAGAGTAAAAGTTACCCGACAGTGAGATTTCTGACTGAGCGCCCAGGCCGTTAATGTTTTCCTGTTCTGTAGAACACAGCGTTGTGACGTCGATATCCTGTTTCTGGCCACCAGTGAATTGCACCTCTTTAATGGTGCACTGCAAATCCAGATACGTTGCTGAACCGACCGTTTCTGGCGTTGCCGGGGCAGAAGTGATCTGAATCTTCGTGCCCTGTGATTTTTCATAAAGTGAGGACATAACTGTCTCCTGAAAATAGAAAACCTGCCGAAGCGGGTCTGTGAGTTAATGGATGTGTCAGGCGATTACCTGAAATTCCAGCGTTGACCGGTAATACCGGGACTCTGGTTCATAACTGGGTGTTTTGCTTATGTTGGTAGGATTAAGTGGTTTAACTGCCTGTAATGCCATATCCCGGATTATGCGTGCCTCGCTGATCGTCAAGGCATACACGTCAACCTGAACAGAAACGTTAGATTCCGCCTGTCCACACAGAACATCAGCGGTCACATCAGAAATAAGTGAAAAAATTACCCACGGTGGAGAAATTGAAGGCTGACCGTCACTACCCAGCGGAGCAACGTAAGGGTAAACCTGCCCACCTGCCAGCGGCGCCAGCATCGAGTAGAGATCGTCTTCCGTCATTTGCTTAATACCTCGTCAATCGCCTGGTTCATACGCCTGATCGCGACCTCCGTCGCCTGCTCCAGGCGAACATCGAACGCGGGGCGAACAAACGGATGAGGCGGCATATTTACAGACCCCATCTCAACAAACCGCCAGTAAAACGCATTTCGCGGATCGCTGGCTTTCATGGTGTTGTCGCTATTACCGGTTCGCATGTTGCGACCACGGATATGTACGCCGGAAGTAATTTCACCGCGGCGTCGTGAGCGCTGAGTCAAAACGACCACGTTTTTCTTCAGTTTTCCGGTTCTCTCAGGAGCGCGTGCGATCACTTCTTCCTTAAGCACTTCTGCCCCGGCGCGTGTGGAATCACGCAAAACCTTGTTATTTTCAGCGCGGCTAAGTAACTCCAGGTCTTTTGCTATNTCATTCAACCCGGAAAAGTCGAGGCTCGTTTCAATCATTTTTCNGCCCCCTGCTTGCATAAAATTTCGAGCTGAACACCGCGAGAATCAGAAATCGGTGGGCCAATGATATTCAAAATGGCACCCTTGAACGGTCCAGTGATAACCCTGAGTCTGGACGCAGCAGTTATATCGTTACGAAATCGTGTCCAAACCCTGATAGTGGCTACAGCGGTTTCAGCACCGGCCGCTACAATTTCACGGCCACTGATGCCTTTGACTTCTGCCCATGTACTCGCACCGTCATGCCACGTTTCAACAGGCTGNCCAGAAGGATCTCTGGATGTTGTGATGTTCTGAACTACCACCCTGTCTCTCAGTCTTCCGGCCTGCATAAAATCCTCCTACACACCGTAAATTCGGTATGGCTGAAGCAGGGCTTCAACTGCAAACGGGACATCTGTAGCGGTCTGACCGACGGCCACTGATTCTCTGTTGGCATACCAGTGACCTATCAGCAGTAACATGGCCGCCTTAACATCATCATTGAGGAGAATCTGGTCNGGATCTTCTGCGTAGCCTGGGCTGCTTTCATTTTCATAGAGCGTGCGGCGCGTCCATGTCTGGACNTACCGGGCTGCCGCACCTGAGTAAATCTCCAGCAGAGCATCATCACCCGTAAAATCGGTATCAATGCGACAATGCTGTTTCACCACAACAAGCTCAAGCATCACTTTCTCGCCTTTTTGTCTGCTTTTGNTTCCGGCTGTTCCGGCTGTTCCGGCTGCGCAGANTTATCGACCTCAATCAGATGTGCATANCCTTTATTAATCAGTTCGCGTCCGTGCTGCTCAATGGTTTCGAATACCGAGCCTTCGGTAACCACNTCGCCGTTTATGTACAGCGGCTTTTGTGCAATTATTTTCATAGCTCACTCCCATAAAAAAGCGGCCCGCAGGCCGCAGCAGGTTTTATGCGCCAGCAGGTGCCGGGACAGTGAAGGAACCATAGATGAATGCTTCCGGACGTTTGACTGCCAGTGCCAGACGCTCTTCACAACGAATTGAGATCATGTTTTTCTCAAAATCGTCGGCGTTTTCAGTGGAAATAACCACATTGGCATCCTCACGATCAAAAATCTGCGCACCAGCGTTAAATGCGCCTGTCAGGAACTTGCCCTTAAATGCCGCAGCTTCGGTCGCCACCACCGGAAGCCCCCACAATGTCGGGCCAGTCAGACCTGATGGATTGGCAAGGATATAACGCCCAAGCGTGTCTTTAGTGAGTTCGATTTTTGCCCAGTCGATAAAGTGCAGAACATGCCCTGACGCCGGGAAGCGCGCCAGTTGCGCCTGCAGCATTGCCAGGCGCAGGTCATCAATGCCGTTTTGCTGTTCAACCCTGAATTCTGCACTGAAGGCCGAAGCCTGCGGAACGATACCGTGCAGATGAACGCCGGTACCGTCACCAAAAAGGATTTCCTGCTCTTCAACATATTTCAGGCCGTAGCGCATTTCGGCATCAACGGTGGACTGTAACTGTGCGAAGTCATCCAGAATCTGTTTTGACGCCTTGAACATATGCGCAATGGTGGTTACCGGGGTGATCTTCGTGGCGAACGCAATATCGCTGTACGGCTTGGTNGTGTTCTCCGCAACCACGGCGGCTTTGTTGGTAAANCCCGTNTGCTGAACCCAGAAGATTGCCGGAGATGATGTGCGACCAGGTGCAATCAGATCACGTATAAACAGGCGTTGTTTGGGGGTAGTATCAATACCCGGCAGGCGCTGAGGCTCTACCACGCCTTCAGCGACACCGGAGGAGATAAGTGCAGCGTTTACCGGGATGCTGACGCGTTTCCCTCCTTCCACGCTGGCGGAAAATGTTTTAAGAGCTTCCGCAGAAATGACCTGTTGGCCAACCGTCTCAACAATATGTTTTGCATTGGCCAGCGGCATCTGCGCAACATGCTGCTCAAGTTCCCCTATTGCCGCCTTCAGCGTTTTTTCAGCTTCACGCAGGGCGTTAAATTCAGACGCCATCTTGTCAACGGCTGCCTTTGTTTCTTCTGACAGTTTGCCGGACTTCTTCGCTTCTTTAAGTGCATCTTCAGCCCTGGCATTAAACTTATCCGTCGCNTCTTCAATGCTGGCGGTAACTTTTTTCAGAATTTCATTTACTTCAGACATAAAAGGTCCTTATTTGACTAACGCAGCGAGGGCGTTTTCAAGAGAATTGATGANTTCAGGTTTTATTTCTTCGGCAGCGCCCGGCGTGCCGTCATGGTTGGTGGCAGCGCCAGACATGCCACCGGACAGGGCTTTAATCAGTTTCCGGCGTTCAGANCGCGGAGTGNTGGNCTTTGCCAGCAACGCATCGAGCTTACGCAACGCTGCAGCAGGAGTTTCGTCACCGTCANTTACGGCATCAGCAGAAAGAAGGCTGTCGGCCAGACCTTTCTCCACGGCATCGCTACCGCCGATGTAGCTTTCGGCATCCATCAGTTTTTGCACTGTGNCCATATCAAGCCCGGAGCGTGCGGCGTAAATGTCAGCCATTGCGTTATCAAACGGTTCGAGAGAGGCAGATAATTCAGCAAAGTCATGCCGGTTACCCATTGCCACCACCCAGCAGTTGTGGATCATCAGGAAGGCCCCACGACCAATCTGAATATCATCCCCGGCCATCGCGATAACAGAGGCGGCGCTGGCGGCAATGCCCAGCACCTTGACCGTAACTTTCCCCTGGTATTCACGCAGCAGGTTGTAGATGGCCAGTCCTTCGAACATGTCGCCGCCCGGAGAGTTAATATTCACCGTGACGTCAGCGCCATTCATCACCCGAAGCGCACCGGCAATGCGTTTCGCCGTCACCCCTTCGCCCCAGTAGTCCTGCCCGATAACATCAAAAACAGAAATGCTGTTATCGTCGGTGGCCGCAGCTTTGATCCCGCCGTTCCAGCGGTCCAGTGCGGACGGTAATGTTTCACAGGTAACGCGCGCGCAGGGGCGACCCGCCGGCGCCACCGGAAGTTGTTTTTTGCTCATCAGGAAAGTGCTCCTAAGCGGACTGTTTCAGCGGAGATTGTTCAAAGGAAATGTCGGGGAATATGTGGTTATGCAGCTCTCGCAGAGCCAGCGCCTGAACGGCAGGGTTGCTGCTTTCGAGATTTTTCAGTTGCGTCAGGTTGAGCTGAACGGTGTAAATATCGCCCCCTTCTATCGGCGGCATGTTCTCAAGACGGCGAACGTCATTGCGAGACATCCAACCATTCTGCAGTGCGCTGGTATAGTAAGCAGCACGACCAGCGCTATCGGCGCGCAGAAGCCCTTCAACGGAGAACTCAGCAAACAAGTCCTCATCACTGTTCAGAAGACAACGCGATATTTCCTGCTCAATATTGACCAGGAGAGGACGCAGGGTATGAGTCAGGAACAGCATGTTCATCCCTTCAAGACTCGAAGCCCAGCTGGATTGTTTTGTCGTATGGCCGACCATAAATGGCGGTACGCGAAACCAGCGACAAATTTCCTCAATACTGAATGAACGGCTTTCAAGGAGTTGCGCGGCCTCCGGGTTCATAGTGACATTCTGGTAAGTCAGTTCATTTTCCAGAACCATCAGTTTCCCGGCGTTTTTAGAACCAATAAAAGACTGAAGATTTTGACGCAATCTTTCTCGCTGTTCCTTATTAAGCGCCGTTTTTGAAGACAGGAAACCGGTACTTTGCAGGCCATTTTCGAAGATTTTTGCTGCGGCTTCATCAACCGACATAGCAGCGCCGAAAACGTCAACCCCGGCCATTGTCGGAATCATCCCGCACACACCATCAAGACCAAATCCGCGGATATGCATCATCCGGTCTACTGGAATGATCCGCTTAACGCTATTTTCCGTGTATGTATACTGTAACTTCCCGCTATCGAGTCGCTTTACAACCATATTCTGCGGAAGTAACGGCACCAGCGATACCAGTTTGCTGCCGATATATAGCTTCTCGACAAATGCATTACCACGCAGGCAAATACTGGCCACAATCATCAACATGAAACGGGAAGGGGTCATTTCCGGGTTAGGACGCCTGCATAATATCTGGTAGGCGGGATTGTTCTGGGCCAGCTTTCGCGATCCATCAGCCTGCCGCTCGTAAATTTTAAGCGGAAGCGTGGAAACTGACTCACTTAAGAGTCTTACGCACGCCCAGACAGCAGAAAGCCGGATAACTTTGTCAGCGGTAACCACTTTTCCGCTACTGCTGGTTCCGTACCACTCCCGCCAGAATTCACCGGTCGTCAGGCTTATGGGAACACCAAGCCAGTTTAAAAGAGCGCTCTTAACGCGCCCTGGTTGCTGTTTATTCTTAGCCATCAGATACCCACTATGATCGGATCGTCAAAAAAGCCCTCTATATCGCCATCATCAGGCTCATAACCTTCTGCAGCACCAATTGCCATCGCCGACGCAACCACACCATCAATTCGACCAGTACTCTTTTTCTTGGCGAATATGCGGTTTTCTTTTTGGTCGGCTTCGGTTACGGCGGAAGCAGCGTTCCATCGGAGGCAGGGGTTTGTTTTAATAATGATTACGCCATCATCGAGCATCTGTTCAAAAAGTTCGATGGAATGAGGCATCCACAGTCCTGAATCCTGTGCCTTGTAGTATCCCTGCCCATGAGGAATAAGCGGTACTGATACAGAAGCGTTTTCCAGTTCTGGTTCAAGATATTTGATGCGGTACTGGTCGAAGGCGATCGCCTTGATATCGAACAACATGGAAAGATCAGCAATACGTTCAGCAACAAAACCATATTTCACCGCCTTTCCAGGCGTAGTATGAATATGCCCTCCCCGTTCCCATGCGTCATAAGGTACGCGGTCCGTTTTCGCTCTATCCAGCAAAGTATCTTTTGGTGTCCAGAACTCCACCAGCAGCTTTCTTTTTTTAGGGAAAAAAAGCGCCAGAGACGTAAGGTCGCGAGTTCCTGAAAGGTCCAGGCCGCCATAACATTCTTCTCCCTGCAGCTCCTGCAGGTCAAAGTCCTCTTCGCACCCCATCCACACATCGCTACTCATCCAGGGATTATCGGCATCCACCCACTGACAGAAGTTTAACCGCCGAACAATGCTTTCCTTCGACGGCATCCCCCGAGCCTGAGTAACCTGCTCACGCAGGTAGCGATCGGTAAAAGTATGACCAAGAGAGGGGTTTGCTTTTTTCCAGCAGGACTCGTCCTTGAATGGGTCTTCTCCTTCGTCCAGGGAACAAATGAAAGAAAAGAAACTGTCATCCTCAATCGAGCCTTCGGCAACTTTACGCCCATACTCGTGATAGTCGTAGCAGACGCTGGTTTTGTCGTGGCCGCTGTTAGTGATCATGAAAATCAACGCCTGGCGACGACCTTTCGTCCCGGCGCGCATCATTTCCACGACCTGGTTGTTTTTGTGCTCGTGAATTTCGTCTATCAGAGCACAATGCGGGCGTGGACCTGACTGTCCGTCGTCCGAGCTGATAGGCCGGAAAAAAGAACCGGTCTGCAGAAAAGCCAGATTCCACTCTTTCCCGGCACCGCCTGATTTGTTAATCCGCTGTGCCAGTGCTGGCGACTGGTCAACCATCGCCACAGCATCGCGAAACAGTATCATGGCCTGGTCTTTTTTCGTGGCGGCCGCGTAGACTTCCGCGCGTGGCTCCTTGTCGGCGACAAGGCAGTAAAGAGCGATACCAGCTGCAAGCGGTGATTTACCTGACCCCTTACCGGATTCGACGTACACCATACGGAACCGGCGATAGCCGTCTGAGTTTTGCCAGCCAAATACAGACCCCACGATAAAGCACTGCCAGGGTAACAGATTGAACGGCTTGCCTTCGTGTTCGCCGCCGTTAAGTTTCAGCACTTTCGCGAAAAAGTCGATGGCACGCTGCGCTGTTTCCGTATCCCATACCAGACCGCGGGCATGGCAGGACTCCAGATCCTTCAGGTGACGCTTGCAGGAATTGCGGATATCAGGTCCGGCAATTTCCTTACCGGACGCCACATCCATCGCATAACGAGTGGTGGGGTCAACCGAAGAA